TGGCAATCTATTTACAAGTTTCCCAAAAGATATTTTGATGACATAGATTGTGTCATTGGTGATGAAGCACATCTATTTAAAAGTAAATCACTAACTGGCATCATGACTAAGTTGCATAATGCTAAGTATAGATTTGGATTTACTGGAACACTAGATGGATCTAAGACTCATAAGTGGGTACTTGAAGGACTCTTTGGTGAGTGTGAACAAGTTACCAAAACAGATGATCTAATCAAAGAAGGTTACCTTTCTAAGTTTAGGATAAAAGTTCTACTTTGTAAACATGCTCCACAACATTTTGAATCATATCATGACGAGATGGAATATCTCGTAGAGCATAAAGGTAGAAATAACCTTATTAAAAATCTAGTCAACGACTTAGAAGGAAACACTCTAGTGCTATTTAACTATGTAGAAAAGCACGGAGACCCACTTTACGAATTGATAAATAACACTATAGACCCTGAGCGAAAATTATTTTTTGTTCATGGTGGGACTGATGTAGAAGACAGAGAAGAAGTTCGTCAGATTACAGAAACAGAATCCAATGCAATCATCGTTGCCTCTTACGGCACCTTCTCAACTGGAATTAACATTAAGCGTCTTCACAACATCGTGTTCGCTTCGCCATCTAAGTCCAGAATTAGAAATTTACAATCAATCGGTAGAGTTCTTAGAAAAGGAGAAGGTAAGGACATAGCAACATTGTATGATATTGCGGATGACATCGGCGGTCAAAATTATACACTTCGTCATTTGAATGAAAGAGTTAACATTTATAATGACGAAAATTTTAAATATGAAGTTATCAAAGTAAACCTTAGAGCAAGTTAGATATGGGAGAAGAATTTTTCGCCACTGTTAAATTAATTACTGGAGAAGAGATAGTCTCTAAAGTAGTTTACCTAGAGGATGAAGATAAAGTCATGCTAGAAAATCCTTTGCAGGTAGATCAAGCTAAACAAAGAAAAGGAGCACTAGAAATATCTGGGTTTTCTTTTAGAGAGTGGGTTTGCGCCACATTTGACAAGATGTTTATTATAAACAGAGATCACATAATCACAATAAGTGAGGTAGAAGGTCCTATTGTAGATTTTTATAAAGAGACATTATTAAGAATGGAGAATGGAAAGTCTCTAAATGGCAAAGGAGGTAAGTTACCAAGAGGGTCTGGTTACTTAGGATCCGTAACAGACATGAAAAAATCGTTAGAAAATATATTTAATAAAAGCTAGTATATTCCTTCTGAACCTCTACAAGGTTAATTGTACTGAGGTTTGTAACTTTTGTCAAGTCCCCTTTACAAAAGTAATTTAGTTTGCTATACTAAAGACATCATTCAATGCAGTAATGACAAGAAAAAAGACAGAATATTATGTAAATAACAAAGAATTCCTAGCTGCGATAACCGACTATCGTGAGAAAGTTCATGCTGCAAAAGAAGCAGATAAACCTCGTCCAAGAGTTACAAACTATCTTGGCAGTTGCTTTCTAAAAATAGCAACACACTTGTCATACAAACCAAACTTCGTAAACTATATGTTTAGAGAAGATATGATTTGTGATGGAATAGAAAACTGTCTTCAATACATTGATAACTTTAATCCAGAAAAATCCAAAAATCCATTTGCTTATTTTACTCAAATTATATACTATGCATTTTTGCGTAGGATTCAAAAAGAAAAGAAGCAACTAGAGATTAAAGGAAAGATCCTAGAAAGGTCAGGATATGATGAAGTTATGCACACTGACAGATATACTGGTAATATGTCAGGTATGAATGCTTCCTATTCAGATATGGGTAGTATTAAAGAAAACATTGAAACCAAAATGAACCGCTAATGTCCAGTAGTCTATATGATGATATGCGTAAATTAAACGCATTGTATCAAGAACTGTGTTGGGATGACGATGATGAACTCGTTTTTACCCATGACGGTACAAGAGTAATAGTTTACAACAAAACACAAAATGACAACAAAGAAACCAACAGAAAATTACGACCAACTTATTGAGCGTTTTACAAAAAGAACTGCTCAACTATCTGCTAGAGCAGCAGAAGTAAAAGAAGCTCATGATGAGTATCATCGTATTCAAAAAGACTTGACTAGACTAGAGGGTTCTTTGCAAGCAATAGAATATCTTGCATATGGAAAATTACCTGGCGATGGTAATCATGATGGGATGAGAGATCATAAACCACATTAAATGCTATGTCCAATGATGAATGATATATCACTTCATTCATCCTCGTATATAGATTTAAAATCATGAAAAAACTATTATTAACATTCCTTATATTAGGATCAATAATACCTTCCGTAGAGGCTGGTGTTTCTCCAGAGGGTATTCCGAGAAGTCAACGAGACCACTACCCAGAAGGTAGACCAAGAACAAGGAAACCAAGATGTAAAACAAATGGCAAGGTGACGGTATGTACAATGCCAAGACCTCGCAAATGTACTCGTTTTAGACCTTGTATTCCAAGAGGTTACTACCGTCCTAGTCCACCAAGAGTAATTCCTATGAGATGAAATTGACCCAAGAATTAATTGACAAAATCCAAGAAGCAATGCTACACACCAAAAAGGATGGCACTGTTAACTGGAAAGATGGAGATGAGATTGAGGTAAATTTAGCAGGGACATTTGCTGCTGATCGATTTATTGTTATTAAAAACAAAACAAAAGATCCAGTAGTCTCTGCTGCACCTCACCCTAACTTTGATTACGAAAAAAAAGAATGGAAAAAAGATGAAGATAGCACTAATAACTGATCAGCATCTTGATGGACGCAAGGGCAACCTAGCGTTTTGGAATTACTTCCAGAAATTTTATGATGACATATTTTTTCCAACTCTTAAAAAAGAAGGTATCACCACCATTATTGATTTGGGTGATACCTTTGACAATCGAAAGTCTATGGACTATAATACTTTTAACCGTGTTGACAATAATTATTTCAAACGGTTGGTAGATTATGATGTACATATGCTTTTAGGTAATCATTGTACCTACTATAAAAACACTAACTCAATTAATTCACCAGAACTTCTTTTAGAAAAATACGATAACATTAAAATTTACGTTGAACCCAAGCATATAAAACTTGGAAGTAAAAAGTTCTTAATGATGCCTTGGATTAACTCAGGTAACAAAGAACAATGTCTAAAGTATATTAATGAAAGTGAAGCAGAAATCATGTGCGGTCACCTTGAGTGCGATGGTTTCGAGGTCACACCTGGTATGAGGTTTGATGGAGGTTTTAAAGTATCTGACTTTAAGAACTTTAAACGTGTTTGGTCTGGACATTTTCACATGAAATCAAAACATGGTAATGTTCAATACCTAGGCAACCCATACCAGATGTTCTGGAATGATTATAAAGACACTCGTGGATTTCATATCTACGATACTGAAAGTGATAGACTTAAGTTTGTCAGAAATCCGTACGAAATTTTTGAGAAGATCTTCTACGATGATGCCAAGTACGACTACAACAAATCAGATGTGTCTAATTATAAAGACAAGTTCATCAAGATCATTGTTGAAGAGAAACGAGACTACCAAATGTTTGAGACATTGGTTGATCGTCTTTACAACGTAGGTGCTCATGATGTCAAAATTGTTGAGACTTTAGTTGATGCAGACAACATTGATGATGCAGACTTAGAAACAAAAGATACTATGACACTACTTAATGAATATATTGATGAAGTTGATGTATCTGTAGACAAATCTAATCTAAAGACTTTGATGAGGTCGCTATATATTGAGAGTTGTAACGTAGTCTAATGTTCGTCCTTACCATAGAAAACCATCCAGAAGGAGTATTTTCTGTGCATAATGAAGTAGAGGATCGTATCATTCCTATATGGACAGAGAAAGAAGATGCGGAAAGATATTTGATGATGATCGAACTTGATCCAGATTACCCAAGAATGGAGGTTGTGGAAATGGAAGATCATGTTATAATAGGTGCATGTCAGGATCGTGCCCAAAGATTTTCTATTATTACTCCTGACGATTTTTTAATACCCCCTGATGATATTGAAGATATTAAATGATTATATTTGAAAAAATCCGTTGGAAAAACTTTTTATCAACTGGAAATGTTTTTAGTGAAATAGATCTTGAAGCATCTAGAACAAATTTAATCGTTGGAAACAACGGAGCAGGTAAGAGTACAATTTTAGATGCT